TGATAATAAAGAGTTCCAGCACCAAGACCATAAGCCGAAACTTTATTTGATGCAGTGACTGTTGCATCGGGGGCGGAGAACGCAGTAACAATTCCGCTAGAATTGTAATTTACTGTCATTCTGGTTTGGAAATATCCATCAAAGTTGGATGTTGTATCTACCGATAAAACCTCAGCATGTGAGAAATTATGGTAGGTTGATCCAGATAGGGTCACATAATCGCCAACGCCAAATGGAACTTGAGTTCCTTCTGGAACACTGACAATTGTCGTAGAACCAGTGGTTACTCCAACAACTCTATTTGATGCCTTTGTTAAAGCTAGAGTTGCTGTTCCTCCAGAGGGAACATAATAATCAGTATTTGTTGCTGATGGAGTTGCTCCGACAGAAATATGTGCTGCCGCACCAACTGCAACAATCCTAATAACATTGGATTGCACTGAAAATGAAGAAGATGTTGCCGCAATACCTGCAGTAAAATTAAATGAGGATCCAGCCCCAACTGGTCTATGAGCCATTATTTTAATAATACACTTTTAGTTATTTATCAAATCGCCAAGTTAAAAGTATTACTCTTCTTCCTGGTCTATTTCTTCTTCTGTTTCTAATTCTTCTTCACCAAACATACTGCTCGAAACTAATGGGCGGAAAGCATCAACTCTTTCTGCCGACTTTGAGAATAAAATGTCCTTAATTTTATCGCTAATCTGAGAAGCTGATTCATCAGATGCAATCATATCCAGAAGATCATCCATTGTTTTTGTTATTGTTTAACTGGTAATATTTATATGATGCCACCCTTGGGCTTTACAATATCTGCCTCCATGTCGGCTGCCTTAGAGTCTGCCTCCACAGAAGCTGCTACTGCTTCTGAGTCGGGTTCCATTACTGGTTTACCTAAATCTCCTCCAGATTGAGTATCAAGTGGCATACCTGTTTGTGGATCAATAGGTGCATTTGGATCTGGAATAGTTCCATCTGCAATTTCTTTTTTAATGAGTTGATCTTGTTCCAGAATCTCTTGATCGGTTTGTCGAAGAATATGTCTGCGAACATAATCTTGAGAATAATATTTACCAACATATGGTTCTGCAGTTGCGACTAAACCAAGCCTCTCATTTAGAAGTTCTGCGTCTTTTAATTCTGCAAAATGATTATCATATAAGAAATCATATTGAATATGATCGCTCATGATATCCCAATCTTCTGGGGTAATAATATTTTTAAGAATTAACTGTGTTCTCAACATATCATTAAACATTCTTGAGAAACGCTTTCTTAAACGACCAACAAATTTGCTGAATTTTACTTCGTCTCTTAGAATTTCTGAGGACCTACCTAGATTAAATCCACCTTCCCCACCAATCCTTGTGACTGGTACATTTAGAGAGCGATAAAGTTTTTCTTGGAAATATTTGATATCTGTTATTTCTCCTAGATTTTGTCCTCCGGGAAGTGTTGAAATTTCTGTGCCCCTACCACCTTCACGACGAGGAAGCCAAAAATCTTCTAACATACTCATGAACTTCTTATCATCACGGATCTCTCCAGTGGATGCATCATAAACTAACTTGTTACGATAACGCATCATAACATCGCGTAGATATTGCTCTGCTTTTACTTTTGGAAGATTGCCAACATCGATATAGAAAATTCTACGCTCAGGAGCACGGGACAATCTGTAGATAACAAGACTATCTTCAATCATGCGGAGTTGATTGAGAGACTTGATTGCCTTGTGGAGATATGAAAGGGTTGATCCCTTATTTCTATCAACCAATCCAGAAGTGCAATATGTAATAGAATCCGATGAAATTCTTATACCATTATTTCCACCTAAAGAAGATGGATTATTTGTTGGATAAGTCATTTTTGGATTATAAACAAAATATTCTTCCATTTCTGGAAATTCATAATCCATAGGATTGTCTGTACTTGCATTAGCAAGTCTATACTTATCGCTATCTTTCTTTTTCTGTTGTCTAACGTATCTAATTTTTAATGCATCAATATACCTTAATTCTTGTATTCCCAACTCAGGTTTCTTAAGATCAATTACCTTGTGATAATACAGTCTACCATCAACGTACCAATTTCTATAAATTTCGTGAGCTTTTTTATCAAAGTCTAGAAGTTCTAGAATGTATTTAAATTCATCTCTTATTTTTTTCTTTATCCCATCACTCGCATTCAAATTTGATAATTCGATTTGAACTGGAGTGTCGTTAGTATCTGAAACAATAGCTTCGTTTACAATATCTTCAATAGCACTATCACACTCTGGATGCAGAGCCATTTCACGATATCTCTTAATTAAATCATACTCGGTTCTATATACGCCTTCGATATCTACATAAGAACCAAAAAAACCACTACTCAGATAAAAATCAGACCCGTCCTCGTTGTTAGGGGGGACGGGTGATACTGTAGTGGGAGATAGTGGTTCGTTGTCTTCAATAGAAAAACCAAAAAGTTTTGCCATAATTAATTAGAAATTAAATACCTTTATAGTATTTATCACTGAATAATTGTATTGGTTTGGTCCGCTGCAGATCCAGTGTCAGAATTCTTACCTGCTAACCAATATTGAACTTGGAATTCTACAGTGAATTCTTCAATGGTGTCTGAGGAATCATATGACAGATCAACTTGGCTTACATTTGTTGGGAAGATTCCGTCAAAGTAGTACGTTCTCAATGGTTTGATTGATGTACCTGCACTTTGGATGGTTGACTCTGCACCCTTTTCACCACCTCTGCCAAGTTGATTGACAACAGCATTTGCCATATAAGAAAGTGGTCTAGTTGCTCCAGTGTTGTTATCCAACTTACTGATGCCGTTCATCCACTGTTCGAACGCTGTTCTCATTTGGAAGTCCTCATCATTGATGACGGTGACGGTCCAAGTATCAAAGGTTCTATCACCAGCAACTTTCAAAATTCTTCCTCTAAAAGGAACATCAATAGGTGCAATGTTTGATGCTGGTAGAGCAGCTGCCTTACATAAGAATTGGAATTTTTCTTGTCTGGTCTGGTCCCAAGTGATTCCTAAATCATCTGGAAAAGTCATCTCAACCTCAAACAGGTTGGGTCTAGCGCCACCGCCTGCGAGTTTTGATTTAAAATCTGTGATAGTTTTGAGAGTTGACATTTTAAGTTCCTCCTTGTATTGTTAATGATTTAAAAATTAAACTCTACCAGCAACTTCTTCAAAAGAAACGCCAGTTCTGGTTGCAACAAAGGTGAGAGTGACATAATTGATAGACTTGGTTGGTTTCAAGAAGATGTCAGCTCTAAATTCATTGTTATCAATCACATCAGGAGTATTATTTGTAGCATCACAAATAACGAGGAAGTCATAGAGACCTCTCTTTGCTTGAATATCACGTAAGTAAGGTTCAACAATGTTTACAAAGTTTGCGCGAGTAAGTTCATCATTCAGTTCAAAGAGTTGTGCGTTTGCTGCCCTTTCAAGTGCCTGTTCGACGGTGAGGAACAGTCTGCGAACATTAATTCTGTCAAATGCTGATGCATAAGCAAGTGCAGTTTTATCGCCAAAGAGAAGTGTTCCAGTTCCAGGTTGAGTAATTACTGGATTAATTCTTGAACCATAGAGAAGGTCTCTTTGAGCCTTATCTGGATTATATGAGAGTTTGATTGCATTATTCAGAATTCCTCTCTGTTGTCCCGCAGGGGAGAACCAAGGGAAATCTGTAATATTTGTCCTCATCATCAGTCCAGCAATATCAGCATTGCATGGAATATATCTAAAGAGGTTATTAAAACGGTCATAGGTATACTTGTATCCACTGTCAAATACTGCATAAGATGAAGATGAGAGTGGACTGAAGAATCTTAGAACGTTTGTTGTCTGAGTCGTAGTATTAGTTACGTCCACAACATTTGCTCTGTGTGGAGAAATAACTGCAATACAATCCTTTCTACCCTCAGCGATAGAAATTAGTTTATTTGCCTTTGCTTGGGAATCAACCTCAGAAGACAATCCAGGACCATTAATTAGGAAGTCAACCTGAATGTTATCTTTATTTGCAAATAGATCATAAGCAGTCACTAGGTTTGCTAGAGATGCTTCCATTCCGCCAGATGCAGAATAGTCAACTCCACCATTTAGGGTGTATGAAACGTTTCCTAGTGCGCTAAAGGTAATGCCCTGAGCGTTTTGTCCCCAAAGACCTTGTGATGTTGTATATGCAGTGTATGAAGTTGAGAATCCAGTTGCTCTTGGAGTTGTTCCGTGGTAGGCATCCGTCGAAGATGATGGATTATAACCAGCATAAACATACTCAGAGAAATTGGCAAGATAGTTCTTGTACCAAATCTTTTGAGGTGAATTTACGTTAGATACTGAATCAAGAGCCTTAGAAACACTGAGGTGCTTCTCAAGAAGGTTTCCTTGAACTCCAGTAATTGAACCAGTGTCATCAACAACGACGACGTGCATTGCATCATTCTTACCGTTTCTATCGGTAGAATATACGTTAGATACTGGTTTTGGAGCGATAGACTTCCAATAGATCGTTGAGTTGGTTAGACCTAAAGTTTGTTGGTCGTACCAATCTAAAACTGAAGATGCGGAAGAAGTCGTTGTAGTAGTAACTCCAGAGTTGTTTACAAAATAGAGAGTATCGCCAGATTCAAAGGAGTTATTTGCATTATTCTGTGCGTATGCGATTGAGGTCTCTGTTCCTGCTGAAGAGACTCTAGAAACAACCTTAACATCAATTGTGCTGTTTCCATTAGTTGCATCAGTTGAAACACCAGTAATGATTGCTTTTAAATAACCATCAAAAACTGATGTTGTACCCGCTCCAGGTAGAACCGTGCTTGAGAGAGCAGTAGTAACTCCATATCCAATACTAATTCCAAGAGCACTTGGGTTAGTTGTTGCAATTCCAATCGTTTGGTCTGCAAGGTCATCAATGAAACATACCTTCAGATTGTTAGCCCAAGATCCTGGGTTTTTTGATGAATAAACAAATTGAACTGCTTCTCCAGAGTATGAGGCATTGTAGTCATCAAAGTTTTTAATCTTTAGGGATGTGGTGTATGCGTATCCTACAGCAGTGTTTGAGTTGTTAAGTGAAGAACCATCAACTCTAGCAACTTTGAGAACACCACCATATGACAGATAGGATGATGCACTCATCCAATATTGATACTGTGCGTCTGTGGATAGTGGTTTACCAAAAGTATTAATGAGGTCCTGTTCTGTGGTTACATCGATTGCCTCTTCAACAGGTCCAATTGCAAAGGGTCCAGCAATTGCTCCAATGTTATCTAGTACATTATCAGCTCTTCCTACAGTTAAGTCAACCTCTCTGACGAGTACGCCTGGAGATAATTGAGGAGTCGCCATGTTTTTCTCCGTAAGTCTCAGTTTGTCTGAAAATATTTATTAAAAACTTACTTTAGAGTGGGGAAACATGACGTAAACAAATTACCAGTCAGGATACTCCCACCTATCAAAAATTGTGTTAGTCATTCTACTAACTACGATTCTTTTGATGGTACATTCTTTACATTCGTATGAGTATGATGAGGCTACGGGACCTCTATTTTTTCTTGTTCTATAAAAACCATCGATTAAATTTTTTATTTCCCCACATGTCCTACATTTCCTATCACTTAATAATAAGTGTCCTAATCTTATCTGCTTATCTATTTCCATCACATATATTCCCACATATATGATCTATCACCATATTCATCTACAAACCACCTATCACCTTCAGTATCAACAAAACTTTCAGAATCCAATCCATCAACAATGAACCCAAATGGAGCCATGTCTTGCTCTATTTGATTCTTTTGTTCTTCATACAATCTTTTCCGAATGTCTTGGTCTGTTAGTTCTTTAAAGTAATCTTGTGCGACTAACCATGCATAGATGACTAGACACATAGCCAAGTCATCATTACACCCCTCTTCAGCTTCAAACGAATTATGCTTTGAAATAAAAGTTGTTAATTCGGAAATTATCTCATAATCCTTAAACAATAACTTATCACTCTCAATCATTGTTTTGAGATTAAGTGCTCCGACTTTTTTAACAGTCTTCGACATCTTAACTCCAAGTTGAGTTTTCTTTCCAGAAAAACCTTGTCCCACAATTTGTCCTGCTCTACCACGCATAGAGCACATTAAAACATTTTGATATTCGAGATCATAATGAAGTAGTGATGCTACCTGATCTCCGATATCATTAACCTCACATAAAATATAAGAACCGTTGTAATTTTTTGCTACTTCATAAATTATGTTTGGGAATAACATGGGTTTTATTTCATTATTTCTGTACTTTGCAACAATCTTATGTGGGAATGATGTAATATCTACAACTACAAATGCAGAATAATCTTCGCTTACTCCTCTAGCTACGTCAACAGTAATCACATAGTCATGATTTTTTATTGGATTTTCGTAAATGTCTAATCCCGCATTTCTCTGCAAAGGATTTTCATAAACAAAACTCTTAAGTTTACTTGGTGCGATTAAAGTATCAACTGATCCTAAGAATTCACACTCGAACTCAATTTTAAACTGTTGATCTGATGTGTTTGCTATCGTTTGTTTCTTCCATTCTTCATCTCTTCCAGGAACTTCAGACCAATGAACATCCGTAGGGACATATTCATTTCTACCTTTCTCCGCATCATGCCACATACGGTAGAAATGAT